AGCACAGGTTAATGCGGCGGTGGAAGAGATTGAAAATGACCCTACATTAACCATTGAACAAAAAGAAGCTAGATACAAGGCGATTGATTGTAAATGTTTTTTTGGTACGACAAAGATTTATAAAATTGACCCTTTTATTTTAGATTATATGTATGATAACGTATAAGGAGGACGCATATAAATGAGTAGTTTTGAAAGCTTTTATGGAGGACGTCAGGGTGCGTCCTTTGTAATTGTAAAAAGATTTGATGGTCTTGACATTCCAGACAAAACAGTTTACCGCGTAGGCTGGTTTGCTAAGGACGAAGACGATTTCTTCTACGTTCCTTTGATTGAGAGAACTGTAGATAACTATGCCAACTATCCAGGTTGGGGTTCAATTCCTAAAGATGGTGCTACAACAGTAGTATCTCAGAGCGGAGTTACATCCACACCACTCGCGGTGGAATATGCGGAAGGTATGAAACAATGCTTTGAAAAAGGTGGCATTACCCTATCTGAAGTAGGCTATGGCGAATATGTAATGATTGATACTATGTTTGGAATAGGTGAAAACACTAACCCAGATAATGGTAAGGTTTACCGCAGAGGTATGAATTATGATGGAGACCTTGGTGGCGCAGAATATATCGGACAAGTAGTTGGACCTTCAGGACATTCTCCAAAGTTAGGTATGACTACTGTCAAAGATGTTCTTACTCGTACAGAATCACAGGTAAGAACATATGATATGACTGAAGGAAATGCTCAAGATGGTATTGTTCCTGGTAAGTATACTTCCACTTCCGGAACTACAACTTTTAATGATGATATTGACTACGCTTGGGCTACTGTTAGAGATGACCATGGAAACATCACAGGCGCTTTAATTGGTTTTACATTCCCTTATCTTGTGCCTGAGGTTACAAGTATAAAGAGAAGTCCTTACTACACAGAAGAAGATTTGGCTCTTGGTAGGATTACAGATGCTAGTCTAATTGGTACTCCAATCCGTGATGCAGATAATTTTGTATTATTTGTTGATAACGGAATGAATACCTCAGACCGTGAGCCTACCCATGGAGACACTGGGCACCCATTTTATAGAAGATGGAAATTAACAGTGCCACAAGGTATTAAGGGCGACGCACAAACTCAATTAGAGATTGTTCCTACAAAAATTAGACCAGAAGCAAATTTATGGGGTTCTACAGATTTGACGCAAGAACCTGTAGGCATTGCAGATAATACAACATATGTTATCTTAGATGATGCAAAGTTTGAACACGATTGTGTTTATCCTTATAATGATAGCTCTGTTGTTGTAGCAGTAAGAAAAGCAAATCAACCTGGTGCAACATATTATGCTAAGATTGATGATACTTATATGTTACAGTTTAGATACCGTCAGACCTGGTATGATGACCACGAAGATGGTTCTGATTATGAAATAATTAAACTAGGTGACTATAATACTGTTAGAAAGATTTGGTTGGCGGATGATGGCTATCTTTGGGTTAGTTACAATGCTGATGAAGATAGCGCTGTTAATGAAAATCAACCAATTCAGTGGTATGAAAGTGTAGATGTACTTGAAAATGGTACAATTGTTTTCACTTATAATACATTTGAGAGCGATGGGACAACGCACAAACAGCAAACTTTTAATAAAGCAATCGATTGGGTTGAGTCGGTAGCACTTGCCAATATTGATAATCCGACTGTATTCGACCCAGAAGGTAATAATGTAAATGCAGGTCACTTTAGAGTTATTTTTAATAATGACTCAGTAGAAAACCAGACTGGGACTTGGACAGACTCAAATGGAGTTGCTCATGCAGTATGGGAAACAGATATTACTTGGCCTAAAGTAGCAAATCTCTCCGCTGATGGCGTGTTAAAGTTCTTATATAATAATAATTTATACTACGACCAGAGTATTTATACTGACGTAGAGAAAGGTGAATACGCAACTATAATTCCTTGGCTTACAGATACAATCATAAAGCAGAATGGTGAAATTGTTATTACTTTTAATAATAATGTTAATGGCTTTGTGCAAGTATCAAGCGGGGATGCTTTTAGTCGTGAGAAAAAATATTATACAAAGAACAACATTGGACAATATTCATATGATAGTACTGTTACTGAAAGTAATTTTGTTGATAAAGTTGCCAATGGCTTATATGAGCCAAAAAGCGGTTGGAATGTTGACACTAATACATATACTCACCATATAAAATTTATTGACCATGTTACTATTGACACTGATGGTACAATTCATTTCTGGTATAGCGATGGACAAGAAGCTCCTAATAGCGGTTATACTAATATTAAAATCAAATATTTAACTGATGTTAAGGTGAGAACAGGCGTAAAAGAAAATAGCCAGTATGACTTTGAGGGCGAAGGTAGTGGAGATCAAAGAATCCAAATTACATATAATACTGAGACAATTCCAGGAACAAAAGATACAAGTGTAATTGGCGCTCCTTTAAATTACATTATGGAAGCTATTGTTACTACTTATGATGCGGCTGCCCCTAATACTCCTCAAAACCACTTGCTGGTATTATATAGCGACCCTGCATATAGACATTGGTTGAGAGATAAGTATTATTCAGCGGACCCTAAGAAGAACAAAATCTGGAGTTACACTAGTCAGAAGTTCACGAAAGAAGACTCAACAAAACCTTATAGTGAAGTAACCCCTGTGGGAACTGAAAATCCAAACACAGAAGGTTGGTATGAATTAATACCATATAACAACACTTATGTGCTTACTACTGACACTATAGTCAATTCAACTAAAACTTATTACATTCATAATGTTGTTTACGAATTAAGAGAAGATTGGTTTGACTTAGGCTATGTAAAGGGTGAACCTGGTGGTTTACATATCATTGGTTCATATACATTAAATGAAGGAGAAACTTATCAAGATTATTTGGTTGATGGAGTCCCTCCTGAGAATATGACAGGCAATACTTCAGAAGAACGCGGTTGGGCTTATTTAATTATTAAACCTGCAGCTGGAACTTCAGCTGAAGAAAGAAGTATTTATACTTACGATTATGTACATGAAAAGTGGGTTGTAATTACTAATATTGCGGCGGCTGTCGCTGAACCTACTCAAGTTATAATCATGGATACTTCAAAGGTTGATGTTATATCGGGGAAAATTATTCCTCAAAACCCTGATTATTCTACTTCGCCAATGGAAAATGGTTTATGGCTAGTAGAAACTCAAATAAAAGCATTATATTAAGAGCGGAGGGACCAGTCCTAAAAGGAAAGGGATTGGTCCCATTTCCGCATTTCTTATTTGGTCAAAATTAGTTCATTTACTACTGTTTCTTTGCAAATAATAGTGATGAACCAAGTATTTGTTCATAAAAAAGAAGGAGGACAAAAATGGCATACGAAAAACCTGTAATAACAGAAGTAAGACGAAAAACTTCTGGCGAATTTGAGACTCCTGTTAAACTAGGTGCAGAACAAAGATATGTTGGCGCACTGCTTAACACTCATAATAATAATCTTGAAGAGCAATCTATTATGGGGTTGGACAGTCTTCAATTAGCTTGGGTAGATGATACAACAAATATTAAGTACACAACAACCAAGTTTTATAATGGTGACATTTCATCAGTCTCTTCAAATGGATACTATATTTTGTTTGCAAGTGATTATAGTGGTTCTACCGCAACTGAGGATTTTTACTTCGATGGAGTAGAAATATATTTTCCTGACTCAGCTTCTGGTGGAACTAGCTTCCGATTAGAAGAGGATGGTTCCTATTCTCTTTTAATGGATAAAACAGAGCTTTATGCTTTTGATGATGCTGAACAGGCTTTAAAAATCAAGCCTTATGATAGAATTGTTACCAAAGAGATTTTATGTTTTAGAAAAGATTTATCTAGCACATCTGATACACAAATTGGTTCAGATATAGTTATTTCTGAAAAAACAATTACAAAAGGAACTGATGATGATGGAAGAACATCTCTTAGAACCTCAATAGTTAATAAAATAAATTAATAAAAGAAAGGAAAAAATGTGATGGCTGATACAATAAAACAAATAGGTATCAAACAAGCTGATGGCTCTTATTTGACTAAAGACATTGGGGTTGATTACCAAAACATTGAAGGTCTTGATACTGAAGCAACTGCATTTAAAGCAAAAAGCGCAGATAAAGCGGTAAGTGATAAGAATGATAAAGATATAACAGAATATCTTTCACAAGTTGCGAAAGATAATGAAAAGATAAGACTAACAAATGGTGCTGGTACCGTTTCACATATTGATTTAAGTATGACAGGTGCCACACCTACAAATAATGGAGAGGCTGGCTTCGTTCCTGCTCCAACGACAGAAGATAATACAAAATTTTTAAAAGGTGATGGAACTTGGGATGTTCCTCAAGACACTACTTACAATAGTAGTTCAAATATTAGTATTAATGCAAGTAATAATATTGACCTTACAAACACCACAGTCTCTGCTGGTACATATGGACCCCTCGCGGACGTGACTGGCTCTAATGGTTCTACTATTGTAATTCCTAAATTCACAGTTGACTCGAAAGGTCGTTTAACTAGTGCGGGAACCCAGACATATACCTCTGTTGATACAAGATACACTGCTGGAGCGGGATTAAGTTTGACAGGTACATCATTTAGTCTTGCGTCTCATGCGTCAAATAGTGCGGGATATGGATTAGGAAATGCGAGTCAGTATGGTCACGTTAAGTTGAGCAATAAATACAGTGTACTTGAGTCTGGAGGAGGAGCCGGTACAGGAGGGATTGCTGCAAGTCAGGCTGCACTATATAATGCTTATACTCAATTATTATATAAAACGCAAAATCATTATGTAGATATTACTGAAGATTTTGATAATGGGGAATTTAGTGATAATATTGACACATATCAACCTGGTAATTATATCAAAAAGATCTACAACGGGGTTACTTATGTAGCCGTACTAGCTCATTATAATTACTTTTCAACCATCGCCGGTGACATATATACTCCTAGTGACCCTCACTGGGTGGCTATTGTTTTAGGTTTTGCACCACGCGCAATGGGTGGGGCAGATGACTTTGCTGACACTAATATGTTTGCTTGGTTAAGTGGAGATTGCACTTCTATTTTACGAGAATTATTTGGTAGTTCAATAGTTGCCACTCATAAAATGGGGTATGAGGCAGGTGCAGCTACAGATAATCCTATGTATGCTTATTTAATGAGTGAAAACCAAGTATATGGAAGTAAGATAGTATCAACGAGTCACGCTCCAACAGAAGCTAACAGACAATTAAAAATATTTCAAAATGAATCTTTTGCGAACGTATTCCTTAGAGATTTTGGTCAAAGCAATCCTGTTTCTTCAAATGAAGGAGGCGGAGTACTTCTTAGAGATTTGGCAGATTCGACAGGTAGTCATTCATTGTATTGCATGGCTAGTATAGAGGGAATTGCATGGTCTATTAGAGACACAGTTAAATGCTCGATCTGTCCTATTATTATCTTAACATAAAATAAAAACAATAAATTAAAATGGCAATCGTCAATGAGTGAAAGGAGAAAAATAAGATGGCTAATACAATAAAGCAAGTTGGAATTAGACAATTTGATGGCTCTTATTTAACAAAAGACATTGGCGTTGATTATCAGAATGTTGATGGTCTTGAAACAGAAGCAACTGTTTTCCATGCCTTATCTGCGGATAAAGCTACCACAGATAAAAATGATAAAGAGATTACAGAATATATTGCAGATGTTTCTAAGAACGCTAATAATATACAATTAATAAACGGGAGTGGCGATAGTTCAAATGTCGATTTAGGCATGACTGGTGCTACGCCTACTACTGACGGGGATGCAGGTTTCGTGCCTGCACCTACCATGTCAGATAACACTAAGTTCTTGAAGGGTGACGGAACTTGGGGAACTCCTCAAGATACTACTTATAATAATAGTGAAAATATTGAAATAGGTTTAAATAACAGCATTGACCTTACAAGTACAGGGGTTTCCGCAGGTGAATACGGACCTACTGAAGATGTAACTGGTTCTAATGGTGTTACTGTTTCAGTTCCTAATTTTACTGTCGATGAAAAGGGTCGCCTAACAAGCGCGGGAGCTCAGACCTTTACTTGTGTTGATACAAAATATTCTGCAGGACCTGGTCTGACTTTGACAGGTAATATACTCAGTCTCGCGGCTCATGCATCGAGTAACGCGGGATATGGAATGGGCACTGCTAGTAATTATGGACACGTTAAATTAAGTGATACATATACAAGCTCGATTTCTGGAGGCAATGCCGCAGGTGGTCTTGCTGCAAGTCAAAATGCCTTGTATAATGTTTACAATACATTAAGTAAACAAGCATCGCATATCGGTATGATTATTCATTCAACTACATTAAATTCACTAGCAAAAGTTCGAGAGATATACGGAGCTGACACTACTTGGATTCAACATACAGGTTATATGCTTAGAGGTGCATCTAGTGGAGTAGTTGCTAATAGTGCTGTTTATACTGCTGGTGAAGATACTCACACATTAACCATAAGTGAAATGCCAAATCACAGTCATGGAATGTCACATACACATTCTATTCCATCATTAAGTGGTTCGACAAGTTGGGTGGGTGACCACGTTCACCAACAGTTTGTTTTAGCTAATGATGGTGCTGACGGTTCACGATTAGATTTTAATGAAGACCACGCGTCAGCTGCATACCCACAATGTTGGACAGGTGCAGCGGGTGCACATAATCATAGTATTACTACAGACCCTGGAACAACAGGTGGTAGTAGTATAACAAGTACTGGATCTAGAGGTTCAGGTTACGCTCATAATAACCTTCCTAAGTATAAATCAGTATATATATGGGAACGAACTGCTTAAAATATAAGCATACTATCTAAAATTTTTAAAAGAAATAATTACGAGCTAGAGTAAAAATCACTTCTAGCTTGTAATTATTTCCAATCTCTTGTTTTACAAGACAGAAATAGATGGTTTAATTGATAGAAAGGAGAAAAATAAATGCCACTTATAAAATTTAATAGTGATTCAAGACGTTACTACGAATGTGATGAATGTACTTTTACAGATACTTTAGCCACTATCAAAGGACTCATTTCCCGCCCAGCAAAGGTTGAAGGCGGTTTTGGAATATTTGAATACTCAGATATTGCACAGACAAAACCTCGACTTATCGAGGATATGAGTAGATTCTCTTTTATTTGGGAAGATACTGAGAGTACATTGGTATTATCAAGTGATAATCAAATATATAGAACATACTTTATTTACAACGAAGATGGTTATATTATTTCTGAAGTAACAGGAACTCAAGTTATTGAGAAAAATGCTCTCCTTATAGATGAAGGAACAGGTAAGGCTCATCAAGAGTACGCTCATATTAAATTATTTGATGAGAATGGGTTCTATCTTTATAAGATAGTGAATGGTCAAAAAATTGATGTAACAGCAGAAGAAAAGACAGCTTGGCAGAAAGATAAAGACGCAGAAAAATTAAAATCCGCAAAAGAAAGCAAAATCGCTGAAATTTCTAATCTTTGTGCAGACGCTATTGTTGCAGGTGTAGATGTTAATGGCTCTCATTATAGCTATACTTTAACCGACCAGAATAATCTTTACAATGCTATGACTTTAGCAATTCAGACAGGCTTGGAAGTTCCTTACCACGCTGATAATGAGAACTGTAGATTATTTACCAAAGAAGAACTTGTTGCAATTTACGTAGCAGCTGAAACAAATGCAACTAGCCGAATGACATTTAATAACCAAATCAAAAGATATATCAATACATTAACTACTGTTGAGGAAGTAAAAGCTATTACTCTTAGTACTCCTTTAACAGGTGAATACCTTGATACTTATAATATGATTATGGCTCAGTCACAACGACTTATTGAGAAGTTTATTGGCGGAAAGTAGACTTAATGTGGGGTTGGACCTCGCTTTCCGCATTCTAATAGGAGGATTAGTATGAAAGAAAAAATAGAACTAATTCTTCAGTTACTGTTTCTATTCTGCGTTGGAGCCTTGATTTATATGGGTATTGAAATTCTTTGGCGCGGACATACACACTGGACTATGGGAGTTGTTGGCGGCATATGTTTCGTTATTATTGGTTTATTAAACGAAGGATATAATTGGCGAACACCTTTTTGGAAACAAGCTCTTATAGGTACTTGTGTAGTTGTAGCGATAGAATTTGTTGCTGGTGTAATTCTAAATATAATTCTAGGATTAAATATATGGGATTATAGTAATATACCATTTAATTTATTTGGTCAGATTTGCTTACCTTTTGCTATACTATGGTATGGATTAACTATGGTAGCAATAGTATTGGATGATTATGTTCGATATTGGTTTTTAGGACAAGAAAAACCAAGATATTATTGGAAATAAATAGCTAGAAATATGTGACTTAAGATTGGTTAAAAAGGGCGTCTGTAATAGGCGCCCTATTTTTTTGTTTAGAATAATTTGACTTTTAGCAAAATTTTTGTTATACTGAAGTTAGATAGAGGAAGTCTTTATCTAAACAAAAGAAAGGATTTGGTTTAATATGGGAGTAGTAAAATATATAAGAAAGAAAATAAGCGAGGTAAAATACTAATGGATAAATATATTTTGGGCTTAGACCCAAGTACTAAATCAACTGGTTATAGTGTAACTAAAAATGGACAGCTAATAGAGAGTGGCGTTATAACTGCGGGAAGCGCAAATCTTTATAATAGAATACATAAAATAATGACAGAATTAAAAATTATTTTAGATAAATATAATTTTTCAGGCTGCATTGTAGAGGATGTTATCCCAGAGGATGTAAGACATAATAATAATGTCTTTAAACCACTTATGTATTTACAAGGTTTTTTATGTGACTTATTAAACGACTATAATATAAAACCAGATTTTTATTTAGCCAGTGAGTGGAGAAAAAGATGTGGCATAAAGACAGGCGCAGGTGTACATCGAGAGAGTCTTAAAAAGGTAGATAAACTTTTTGTGAAAAAAATGTATAATTTAGATGTAAATGATGATGAAGCTGATGCAATATGTATTAATTTTGCGTATACTCATGAACCTCTTCCTGTGGTAGATAATAAGATAATTAAAGATGAATTCGGTTTTGAATTTGCATAAAAAAATAAGGGGAAGACTTATGTCTTCCCCTTTTATTGTTTTCAAAGAGTGCGCGAAGCTAAGCTTGTAAACTATACTTCTAAACACCTGTATGACCAAAACCGCCATCCCCGCGCTCAGTGTCATCTAATTCCTCTACTTCTGTTAAAACAGCAGGAACATATGGTAGAATGACTAATTGAGCAATGCGGTCTCCAGCTTTCACTGTTTGCTCTTCTTTACCGTGGTTATGTAATGCCACAATGACGGCGCCTCGGTAGTCTGAGTCCACAACACCAACTTTATTAGCTGGGGCTAATCCTTGCTTAGTAGCGAGTCCGCTTCTCGCAAAAATAGCACCAAAGGTATTCTCTGGGAGTGCAGTTGCAATACCAGTGCTAATCTTAACCGTCTCACCTGGATTAATAGTAGCATCTTCTGCAGCATATAGATCCCATCCCGCAGCTTCTTTACTTCCTCTTGTTGGGATAATAGCCTCAGAGACTAACTTCTTTACTTTAAGTTCACTAATAATCATTAGAAAATTTCCTCCTAAAAATTCTTTTAATTTTGAATATATATTATCTTTATATGATATTCTAAATAAAATTATATCATTCTACCTCTGGAAATATTCCTTCCTCAGTATCAAAATTAATCTTTACAGTATAAGTTGGTTCTTTTTCATTATTAAATATCATAGTTGCTTTTACAAGCTCATACTCATCTATAACTTCTCCCTTTTGTTTTACTTCCTTGTGCTGATATTCAAACTTTTTAAGTTCAAATCTTCTATCATTTTTTAACTGAGTATGAAGTTTTTCTACTTCGTTCACATTTGGAACCCTAATGTTTTCAACTATTTGAGTGATATAATTCATATCCTTTATCTCCTTTATATTTTAATAAATAGTAATGTTAAAATGATTTTCTGTATATTTACTCATAAGTTCTTCTTTTAAATGAAAGGCAAAAGCTTGATTCCCGCCCAAGTCTATCTCCTGAACATTAAATTCTTTGGCTAAAGATATAATAACATTTTCTAATTCATCAAGAGTGCATTTTACATTTTTCTTACACTCTTCCTCTTCATATACACGAACCTCTTGTTCTATAACAAAAGGGCGGATTGCAGTAACTATACTATTATTACCCATAATTACACCTCCACTATACCATTTTGGTAATCAAAAAGGTAATATGCAACATTTTCATTTGTGTCAAAATCTCTAATCCAGATTTCATAGTTCCCATCTTCTTGCTTGGTTATATCTAGCACTCTTCCTCTATTGTTTAAACATTCTACAAGAGCAGAAGAAAAACTAGAGACGCTATCTTCAAGGCGGAAGATAGTATAATCATTTCTTTCCCTACATAAGAGCATCCAATAAGAATAATTACCTTGTGAGAAAGTATGCCAGATATTCTCTGCTGTCTTATTACATATAAGATTAAGAGCAATGGGGTCGTATGGTTTAATCTGCGCCATATTTGCTTTATTAAAATCATAGAGATTAATACTTGATTTTACATTATCCATAATTTTTCTCCTCTTATATTTTTCTTATATTATTATATCATAATTTTTTAGAAAATGCAACTTTATCATACTCTTCTGTCTTATCTATCCAACCTGCGGCAGGGTCTCTCTCCCATACACGCTGATTCTTAGAACCTCTTAAAGGTATTGTTAAATCCTTCTTTTCTTGCTGAAACGGTCCATCAATCAAAACATCAACTTTTTCTAGAATAGATTGAACTACAGTATCAGTAGTGTTAAATAAATCCTCTGCAAGATATCCTGTCCAGAGGAAAATTCTAATTTTTGGATAAGAGGCACGAACCGAATTCAAAATTTCCAAAACCAATTTTGAATTACCGTTAAACAGTGGTTCACCGCCCAGCACACTAAAGTTTCTTTGAACTCCATTTGCGGAAATCGCTTTAATTATTTGTTCTTTTATATTAGCGGGAAGCTCTTTACCCCCCTCTGTAGACCAAGTCTCTGGGTTATGACAACCCGCACATTTGTGCGGGCAGCCCTGCACCCAGAAAGATACTACGATGCCCTGGTCACAATTTGTTGCATCATTAAGTTTTAATCCTGCATAACGCATATTATCACCTCTTATTGAAGATGAACATATCTATCAGCTATATCATTCATGCGGCCTTGGTTATAACCATTTGTACCTAGATATCCGCACACACGTCTGGTTACAGCCATTCGATCTTCGTTCTGGTTCCCGCAACAAGGACATTGCCAATAGAATTTTCCATTTTCGTCTTTTTTTATCTCAATCTCCCCATCATATCCGCAATTATAACAATAGTCAGATTTAGTATTCATTTCACAATACATAATTTTATCATACATATATTGTAATAATTGAAGAACTGCGGGAATGTTTTTCTGTAAATTTCCAACTTCAATATAACTAATAGCGCCTCCTGGACTAAGTCTCTGGAAGTCAGCCTCAATATCAATTTTATCAAAAGCAGAAATTTCTTCTGAAGGTGTTACATGATAACTATTAGTTACATAATCTTTATCGGTAACGCCTTCAATTATATCAAAGTCTTTTTTTAATGCCTTAGCAAATTTAAATGTTGTACTTTCAATTGGGGTACCATAAAGAGAATAACTTACATTCTCTGCTTCTCGCCAAGCAGAACAAGCATCATTTAAATGTTGCATTATTTTAATTCCAAGATTATATCCTTTAGTGCCTCTCTTACTATGACTCTCTCCTGTTAAAATCATAACAGCTTCATATAAGCCAGCATAACCTAAACTAGATGTGCAATAGTTGTCATGCAAAAGTTCATGTAGACTAGCACCTTCCGCAAGTCTTGCAAAAGCGCCATTCTGCCAAAGGATAGGAGCAACATCTGAAGTTACATTCTCTAATCTTTGAAGTCTAATTTTCTGTGCTTTATGACAAAGATTTAAGTATTTATCTAAAACTTCAAAGAAGTCTTTATTTTCTTTCTTAGCTTCAAGAGCTACATAAGGAAGATTAACAGTAGACACGCCAATATTAAATCTACCCCAGTACTTATGATTCACAGGGTCTGGAGTTAAGAAGGAGCGACAACCCATACTAGGGTATACGTCACCCTGCTTAAGTTCTTTCATTACCTTGGCTGAGATATAGTCTGGAACCATTCGTTTAGCAGTACATTCCGCAGCCAATTTTGTCAACCACCAATATTCACTATCTTCTGTTATATTATTTTCATCTAAACAATAGATAAGTTTAGGAAACGCTTGAGTTACATATACACCAGCCTTATTTTTAATACCTTGAATTCTCTGCTTAAAGAATTCTTCTGTAATCATCGCAATTTCTTTTGTATATTCAGGGTTTTCGTTTAGATAAAAGAACACGGTGCAGAATGGTGACTGTCCATTTGTGTTTGTCATGGAATTAAGCTGGTAATTAAAAGTCTGGACCCCGTCCGAAATTTCTTTACGAGTATCTAACTCTGCCCATTCTTTTGCTTTTTCTTCTTCAACGCCTCTTTCAAGATATTTATTTAAAAATCTATTATAACTATCTCTAACAAAAGGTGCTAAATGCGATACTGTAATGGTCTCGCCACCATACTGGCTAGAACTAACGCCTAACATAATTTGAGTAGCAATAGTCATAGCAGTAATGAATCTATGCGGTTTTTCAATCATTTCATTATTTACTACTGTACCATTCTGAAGCATATCTTCCAGATTAATAAGACAACAATTTCCTGTAACAATTCCACCTTCAAGAATAAAAGAATGATTATCTTCAACTTCAAGACACCAAACTTCACACTTTTGAACATTTTTTTCAATATTAATAACTTTCCAGTTCCGATAAGTTTGATTATTTTGAATTCTATAGAGTTTAGTGGTATCTGAACGTTCTCCATAATTTGTTGAACAATTTGTTAAATCATTAATAGAAGAAACATAATAACCAGCAGCATTAAGCAAATCAAAAATAGCATCATTTTTTTCTTGTCCAGTTACTTGGATTCCTCGAAATTCATTTTTAGAATTTCCACCTTTAACGTTAGTATGATGCCCGTCTGCACATAATAATCCATAAATAAAAATTTTAACATCTTCTGGCGTTTTTAATGATGGGATAGTATTTTTATCATATTCTCCAATAGCAACTGAAGCTTCTCCATTTAAATGAGGGGGGTAAGTAATATTAAACCCTGCATCTTCAAACATGGGAATATATTGATTTTTCTTACCGCATAATCGAAGATAACATAAACCATTTCTCATGCTTCCATCGCCATAAGCAAATCCAAATCCCCAAAGTCGTTTTTGTTCTATACTAAGGTCTTCCCATTCAAAATGAGAAATATCTGGAGTTTGAATTAAATGATCATTTATTTTTAAATTAGTAGTTTCTGTTCCATCTTTTAATAACCATCTATGATTACCAGTAGCATAAATGGTTCTTTCTGACCAGCATCCTCTTTTTAAAGTAATTTTATTAATTGGTTGAACCCCATACTTTTTGACGATAGCTTTTTTCCATTCTCCCGTATGAGTGGGTACAAAAACCTCATCTCCATCATTATAAGAACAAAAAGGTCGAACACCGTCCATAGAAATAAATCGCGTATCACCCCTAAAACAATTTGTGATTGCATTCTCTGCTAAATAATCTAGATCATGGATATGAATAGCGCCCTTATCATGCGCTTGAACTACATCTTTAGGAAGTATATATCTACGAGAATAATCAGTAGACATAATTCCCGCCATATAATCTCTTTGAGTAGTTAAAATTTTACTATTCTTATTACTGTTTTCTTTTGTCCAATATTCACTTTCATTTTTAAGCATTTCTGAAAGAGTATCATCCATTGTGTTTTTTCTTGATAAATCTCTTTCGTGACGGTATTCAATGTATGCAGTTGCTACATCCTTTTGCTTTAGACTCATGAGACCATGTTCAACGAGAGATTGAATTTCATCAATAGTAAGTTCATCCGGCTCACCTTCCATATAACCTTCAATATAGTTAGCAATATTATCTGCTTTTGTTTTTGCATAATCAGAAATTTCGCCATCTACCTCATAAAAAGCTTTAAGGATAGCATCCTTAATTTTCTGCGGATTAAACTTCTGTCTAACTCCATCACGTTTAATAATAAAATATTCCATTTGATTACTTCCTCCTTAATTAATTAAAGTATTTTAAAGGGCTTGTAATATTATTTGAAAATTACTGTATCTTAATTAATCATTCGTGTCCAATTCAACCTCTAGACGTTGTATCTCATAATTTAAATACCAGGCTGCTTTCTTCAAATCTTCGAGTGTATCAATTTTTCGACCAGCGCGAGATATATACTTAACAGTGTTTCCGAGCGGGAAGTTAAGATTCCAATCTACAATTACATCAATTGGCTCATATTTTCTACCCTCTGAATAATGAGGAGGGTGATTAACCATATTTTCCTTTGTCATTATTATTGATTCATAATTATTCTTATTATCTTTCATTTATACCCCTTTCACGGGAATCCGAGTCCTTTAGGCTGGACCCGGTTTCCGCATTATTCATCATAATCTTCTTCTATTCCATTGACTCTTTCATGTCTCAATTTAATTTCATCACCAACAACATCCTCAATTAAATAAATCTGATGTGTTATTGTATTCTTATAAGTCTTAACTCTGAAAGTTATATCATCTGACCTATATCCTGTAAACATCAACATTCTTCCTCTTGTGAACCAACCTTGCTCAACAATCTTTTTTGAACCATCTGGCTGAATTTCACTAATTCTTTTCTTATACTTTGCATACTGGTCACGACTCAATTTAACATTTACAACACCAGTTTTTGTGAGTAATACAACATAATTCTTTGCGTCATTTTTATCCAAAACAGTGCCCGCAATTCTGTGCAAATTATAAATAGGAATATTAAGATTTCCTCTTTTATAATAATATTCAATATCATCTGTTCTTAAATTATTAAAATCAGACAAAGCATATTTATTATAATCAATATTTTCTAATTCATGTTCACCATGATAGAAACATACTGAATCCATTTCCCAATGTGAGTAATTACCTTCCGCATATTTATCCCACATTTCTTTAAATATTGATGCATTATACTTTTTCAAGATCTCTACTTGGTTATCCTTAATCCAATCTCGTGCCGCAGTCATTCCCGCTTGATAAATCTTGTCCCAGTCTTTCTGTAACATACAAAATGCTCCATTAATTGTTTCAACACTATCTAAGACTTCTGGCATAAATTTCTCAAAAAACTGCATACAAATATCATTAAACTGATAATATTGACCAACCTTGCAATAAGCCTTTATATATTTATTAAAATTAAAAATTCTAATCTGTAATTCTAAATTTTTAGGTACTAAATTACCCTGAACTAGACCATTCCAATTCTGTAAAGTTAATCTCGTTTTCATGCCACACACTTTATAAATATAATATGCCATAATCTCTTTTCTTGAAGATAGCTCTGTTTCAACCTCATCAAAAGCTCCCGCCTTAATAAGATTTATCATTGCTTTCTTTCCAAGAGGACATCTATTCATAAAATCCTTAATTCCGATATAAGGTCTTCCCGCCTTAATTTGTTCAATAGTTTCCTCATTAATATTACTTAAAGGTTTGAGACCATAAAGGATACGATTATTTTCAACATCAGGCTTAAATCCATAATCAGATGTATTAATATTAATCAAAGATATTTCTACACCATTCTGTTTAATTCTACTAATCGCACTCGCTATTCTACCATAATCACAGTTTCTATTCTTTTTCTTTTGTTCGTCATCATCTAAATCATCAGACTCAATCTCCAAACTTTCACTATTAACAACTAAACAAGCGGTTGTCCAATAAAGCGGATTCCACTTTGTTGCTATATAAGCCATTTGATATGCCACCATACCATAAGCCAATGCGTGTGGGTCTGAAAAGGCATATGACGAAATTGGAAGTACTACATGATCCCAATAATATCTTCCTAGTTCTGGGGTTGCCGCGTCATTTATTATTTCTTGTTTGAGAATTGGAAGTTTATCCATTTTCTTTTTAGAAATAACTCGTCTTGCATCATTACATCTACTGAAGTCCCAACCGCATACTCCTTCGTCACCAAGAGAAAACAAGAAATTTTCCTGTGAAATACTAATACCATAACTTGTCTTATAATATTTTTCAAGAGTTTTAACATTCTCTTCTGTTAAACCATAAGACTTCATTTCATCATACCAAAGTTGCGGATTCGCTTTAAATCTTTGATACTTTTCTATCGGTCTCTCTGTAGAACCTTCTGGAGCTACTAGTCGGATAAGACCATTAACGTTTGATAATTCAGTTAAGTTCTCTGGCTGAATTGACTTTATACCTTTACCACCCTCGACCGAATCAAACTGAAAAAGATCAAGTACATCATTCCTTTTAATTGAATCCCATACTTCTTTATCCTCAAAATCAATTACATCTGGATGGAAATATTTTTCATATACTTCTCTTAAACTTAAGCTTGAGTCAATCTGATTATCTTCTTGTAAAAATTTAATTGCCTGCGTAAGTTTGTCCATCGCGCTTGTAACCAAGAAATCATATTTCGTCATACCTATACTTTCACAATCATGAAGGTCAAACTGAGTTATAATGTCTCCGCTCGGTGTTCTCATAAATGCACCAAACTGATATGGATCTTCGTCCATGAAAATAACTCCAGATGCATGAGAGCTACGACTTACAATCATATTCTCAATACCTGTCATAATATTAAACAAACCAGGATATTCATCTACTGTATTTATAAATGTTTGAACTGGTTTACGACCTTTTTCTTTATTCCCATAATAACAGTCTTTAAGACTCCATACAAATCCTCTTTCTGATGGAACAAGAGAAGAAATATATTGTGAAGTATCTACGTCAATACCATCTGGATATTCTTCTGAACGATAGCCTTTACAAGCAATCTGGATAGCTTTCTTTGTTGTCGCTGTACCAAATGTCGCAACAAGAGCTGCTCCTAAATTCTTTTTACTTAAATCGTCTATATCTTCACGGAAGTGCTCGCCTCGTTCCCTCTTAATCTGATCTATGATATAACTACGTCTAGCTGGTGAGATGTCAATATCTATGTCCCCTAATTCTCTCGTACCCTCGTTCATATATCTTCTGAACTGCTGCCCATACTTGATTGGGTCGTATTGTGTAATCCCCAACAGCCAGTGATTAAGACCTGTTGGAGCTGAACCTCTTCCCGGACCAACCGGACTCCCGCATTCCCAAATTAAATCAATATAATGTTTAAGAGTTATAGGATAATAAAACATATTAGTATTAAGTCTTTCACCTACAATTCTCTTAATCTTTGCTTCGAGTTCAAGTTCTTCTAAATATCTTTTATCACCTATTAAATGTTTTTTAACTAACGCATCAAAACATTCAGATAACCAATATCTTTCAATATTGTCATCAGAAATACCCATACTATATAAAGTTGGATATTCTTCTTTTGTTACTCCGTTAATTGTATAATATCCTTTTTCAACAAAAGGAACAACAACCTTTGGAATTTGTTGTGGATAATCTAAATAATAATCTTCTATTTTATCAAAGATTTCCATTGAGTTTGCACACATATCTTCATACAAATCAACAATAGAAGGAGTTAAATTCTCTTTTATTTCTTCTTCTGTTTGAAGATAAGCATACTCATAAAAATCTTTTGTTTCACGTTCTCCGCCTTTAGAGTTAAGGAATGCTTCATGTACTACAGCATCTTCTTTCTTAAGATAATGAGCATCACTTCCAATTACCATCTTTACATTAAAGACTTTTGATAATTCTGCGACCTTTTTATTGACAATTATCTGTTCTCTGTTTGCGGCAGGCGCTACTTCCAAATAAAAATCTTCACCAAAGATTTTCTTGCACCAGAGCACAAATTCGATAATCTCGTTCTTCGCTTTCTCTGCTGTTTCTGTATCACCTACTCTACGAGCATTTTCCATTATAAGAACATTTGAATTAACAGTTCCTGCCAAGCAAGCTGTAGATGCAATTACGTGACCTGGGTTCCCGCCTATTATCTTTTCTATGTCTTCTCTTAAAGTTACGACTCTTTCCATTCTTCTATCAAAGTAGCTATTCATCCACGCAATAGAAGATAAAATTCTAAGTTGGCGAAATCCCTCTTTATCCTTTGCTAATAAAATGAAATGCGGATACTTCCCGCCCATATCTCTTTCTTTTTTAAGATAAATTTCATTACCAATAATACATTTAAAGTTTGGATATTTTTCTCTTATTCTCTTCTCTTGTTTTTTCCATTGAACTGCCCCTGCTACCGTTTCGTGATCAGTTAAGGCAATTCCCGCAAGACCAATCTCAGCCGCATAATCAGCTAGTTGAGGAAGTCTATTAATAGAGTCAAAGTAAACGAATATTACTATAATGACTATGTGAGTGAATTTCAATTCTATTCATTTAGTATATTCTCCCTCCCTTCTATTGTATATTTTCTATAAAATAATCTGAAGTTGTATTAGTTTTTATTTTAAAATCATTCCATTCTTGCTGTGTCAAATCTCTTTTTGATAGATTTTCAAAAACAGTTAATACTTGTAAATTTTCTAGTTTATTAGTGCCGCCTTTAGATTTAGGAATTATATGATCTAAACTTGGTTTTGCCCAATCATAAAAAGTATTATTTTCTTTTTTATGCTCTAACCAAAAATTATATATTTTATTAAAATTTTTATCATTATAAAAATGCGTTATTGCTTGTTCATATTCTTTAATATTACATTGAATATAATATTTATCAGTTGTAGAAACTAACATTTTATGAGTAAATAAAAATTTTTCAAAATCTTCACTAAAATTTAAAAGAAAATTTTCTGTAACTCCTTCTCTTGATGATGCTAAAAATGCTCTTTCTTTTCTACCACATCCACAAGTAGTTTGAGTATAGTTACCATTTGGAGTTAAATATGAAAATCTTACTTGTATTAAATCTGGTCTTTTACATTTTAAACATTCACAATACATTAGAGTTCCTGAGTAATTAGGTTCTTTTTTTTCTTCTTTAGGAACAATTCCTTTTATTAATAAATATCCACATTGTTTACCAATATAATCTTCAGGTTTTTCTTTGTATGCTTTGATTTTTTTTGCATAATCTGGGTTTAAAATTTCTTGTTTAAAACTTTTTAAATCATAATTATATAATTCACCACCTTTTCTTTGTCCTTCTGGAATCAATTCAGATTTTATTCTTCCTTCTTTTCTCCATTTAGATAAAGTACTCTTTGGAAAATCTTTTTGATAATATTGATGATAAATTTCATTTAATTCTTGATAATTTGACATAATCTATGCTCCTTAATATTTATTGAAACTTATAGTTTCTATAAATATATAATTTTGTTAATATGAACTTTAAACTTATTTGACCAAAATTATTTTTCTTTTTTATATAAATATTATACCATATTTTTTATTAAAAATCAAGCGGAGGATATTTATCTTCCGCCTAAATATTTTCTATCTCCTCGTCAATTTCTTTTAATCTTTTATGAATTACTTGTTTAATACTTTCTCTTAACTCTTCCTGCGTTTGTTCATCAAAAGAGTAAAGGGGAACTTCTTCTCCCTCGTATTTATGAAAAAATGAAAAATTTTTAATAGAATAAAATAGTGAAGGACAAGGACGATTAAATATTCTATCTAGTTGATTTAATTCTTCTTTTGATCTTAATAATTTTCGTACTTTTTCATAATCTTCAATTTTCATATTTTTTCCTCCTAACTCCTAATCGGATACTCCAATTCTTTACAATTAAAAAATTCTTGAAGTGCCTTCCGCTCACTACAAGGATTATTCGGCGCTTCGTAAACAATAAGACAAATAACAGGCTCTTCTTTAAATCCCAATTCTTTTTGAATTTTATTAGCACAATATTCAAATGCTTTTAAGGTTTTTTCTTTGTCAACAAGAGTCCGTAATAAGGCTTCATACTCAAGCATTGTTGGACAATATGGAGCTTGGTCTCTAGATTCACAAGGACAAATATGTTCCCCATGCAATTGCACAATTAGCGGCTCATACCGAAGCCCGCATGCTATACCTCTCTTGTCTATATAATATTCTTTACCTTCGGTCGGGCGATACCAGACAGGGTCTGAAATCGCTGTGGATATAGGTATCATATTAGAAGTAAAGTTTCTAATCTGATAAAAATAGCTCGTTTTAATCTTCAAGTAGCTCCTCCCAATGATAATCTCCGCAATCATCAATTCGCCAATCATCTACAACAACTATGCTACAATCTCGAATATCTCTTTTGTATCCATCTAGTCTATTCAGTTCTTCTTCTGTTATTTCTTCTTTATTTAATTCTTTCTTTAAAATAGTTTTAAAATCTTTTTCTTGCTCTTCAGTGAAATTAATTTCGCCTTCAAGATGACCATAGCGAAGACGTCCAATTATATAATCCATATCCATATAAATTTTCATAATTATCTCCTTATCATAATCCATTCTTTATTTCTGCACCGCAATTAGGACAGAATCTAGTTTTTACTTTTCCCACATCAAATCCACACTCAGAACACGAATAACAAAGAAACTTGTTTGGGTCTATGAAACTTTGTCCAGTTTTAACCCACTTCCCTCTTTTGCGTGTAGGTATCACAAGTGGTAGAACATCTTCTACAAATTCTGTAATTGTCATATCAGATGAATGAAATCCGTATCTAATCATTTCATCGTGAACAGATTGTCTGCTCACTGCATCCTCACAAGGTTGCTTTTCAAACTCTATTTCATTACTCATATATAATTTATAGGCATTTCCGTCAGTACCAGGCTCTATTCGGTCGCCAACATTATATAAAGGTAAATGAATATCTTTGCCTTCCTTCGACTCTTGTTTTAGTGCTTCAATCCCTTTTTCAATGCAAAATCATAATCATTGCCTTGATTGTCTTCTATCATTCCTAGTAAATTGTCTAATAAGTCTATTGCTTTTTCTCGTTCTTCCTTAGTCATTTTCTCCCTCACTTTCTACCTTGTAAATTAAAGTTAGTATAATTAAACACTAAATAGCCCAAATGAATAAAAAAATCAAAACAAGTATCTCCATTTTTTCTTTTTCCGCCATTTGTTCTTATTTCCCACATTGGTTTATTACCGACTTCTTTCCATGGTTCTTTATAATTAAGCAAACTGATATTCTTTGTGCCTTTTGCAAACCATATATCTAAATATTTCTTATACTTAGTCATTTGTTTTCACCGACTTTCGCAAATCACGTTTTACACTTGTCGATAACTTGTAATACCATTTCCACTATGGAATCCGTATGGTCGTAAAAATCGCCAAAGTCAAAGTCCATTTGCTCTACCTTGGTTCTTATCTTGTCAAGTGCATCAAATTTACCATCTTTGTATCCACGCATATAATTCTGTTCTTTAGTCATGGATTCTATTTCAATCTCAGATATTTCGCTCATTTATTCCTCGCTTTCTATTGTATGTGAAATTCTTTTTCCGCAGGTAGGGCAATATAAAATCTCTCTTCTCCAGTGATAATACCCTACTGTCCTGATATAAATATCATCAATGAAAACAGCATTTGGTTCTTCGTTTAATTCCTTACAAGTTTCACATTCTTCCATTTCTTAATCCTCTCTTTCTATCAACTTATCTAGGATTTCAAATGCCTTTTCCAAGTCGATTACTGTTTCCCATCCATCCGCGTCTGCGTGTGATGCCTTATACATTTCCTCACGAGCCTGTTTAACCTTGTCTAATGGAATAGATTTAACCATGTATAAATCATCTCTTCGCTCATAATTGTAGCACTTGCTTGGATTGCCTCTGAAAAATTCTGCGTCAGCGGGCGAACACATAGCACCACAATGAGCATTTCTACAAGCTAATGGTCTTTGTATTGTTTTAATCATTCTTTTCACCCCCTAGTTCCAAACCGGATACCAATATCCTTTATTGTCTTGAATCCAATAACCTGTACTGTATGTTTTTGTTAATGGGTCATATACTTTCTGTCCTGTATAAATCATTCTTTCTCACTTTCTTTCTTATA